GAATTAGATACAAGAAAATTAGAACATGAAATAGACAGAATTGATAAAGAGCAAGGACGGAAAGAATGAAAAGATCAAAAGACGAAGAAAGATTAGTGAAACAATCTGATCTTAAAAAAATGGAAAAAAAGATTTTAGAAAAGGACAGAAAAGAAGATAATAAGATGTATCAAAAAAAATCTGTCAAACGGAAATGACACAACTTTTCAAGGAGCGAAAAAATGTCACATATTAGCAAACATGATCACCCTATGCATAAAGGCCCTCATGACCATTATATTCATCCAGATAATAAAGGTGGGATGAAAGATATGTACGCCAATAAAGGCGATCATGCATTAGGCGATAAAAGTCATATCAAAAGTGTAATGGGCGAGCCATCTGGAAAAGATGTTGCTGGCCACAAAGGCAAGATGCATTGGTAATAAAACAGTTAAACCCTCCCATACCACTCCATACACCGAAAGGCAATGGGGTGGCTTGGTTAGTAATAGATTATGGCATGGAGCACAATCTTGAATGGGTTGTTGCAATAGATGCTACTGGTGAAATATGGACTTTTCAAAATCCCGAAGTACGAGCACAAAAAAATATAACTATGGGGCGTATCATATGAGTGGCTGTCACAATCCTGGCAATATATCTTATGCACCTATGTATGGAAAACAATGTTATTGCCAATGTCATTATGATGGCGGAATAGCTTTCGTATTAACATCAGGTTCTTGTTGTTCATGCAGAAAAACAATTGATAATCAATCTGCAATTAAAGACATAGAAATATCTTCACTTAAAAGACAGATTAAATCATTACTTGATGCAATAGAGAAAATCAAATCTACGATCAAAGAATTAACTTCATGAGTTATTACGGTTCACTTGCTCCTATCATTCCCAAAAGAAGAAACATCCCGTCCTGGCTCCATTAGTTTTACAAAATTAGAAGAAGCAATTCTTTGGTTGCAAGTCATGGTTAATCAAGTTCCTCTAAAATCATTAGATGTAAAAGAAGGTGAATTGCAAACTTTACAATCTGAATAATATTGACACATTTAAAATTATATTGTTAGCCTGATACTACGGAATCATCCGGCAAAATGATCGCTAACTCTAAGCGTGGATAGAGGCAACACCGTGACGGGGCAACAGTCAAAAGAAGGAATCTGGGCTAATGGATGAAGCCGAAGGGATGCAACAGAATAGTGAAGTACCTGTAACACCTGCGAACATTGGACAAGGAGTCCAACCTGAAAAGGTGTTGAAGCAAAGTGAAGTGAATGAGTTAGTCGGACGTGTAAAGCATGAAGCTTACATGAAAGGCATGAGAGACGCGCAAGGCCAACCACAACAAGAGCAGCCTCAAGGGCAAAGCATGGGTGGTATGCCACAGATCACGGATGATCATATTAGGCAATTGATTGCTGACGAAGCGCAGAAACAAACTCAGCTCGCAGAAGTTAATAAATTAATTTCTAACTTTGCAACGCAGATGGAATCGGGTAAAGAAAAATATTCTGACTTTAACGAGACTGTTGGCAAGTTGGGAGACTTAAAAAACATCCCACACATTGTGAAACTTGCTGCAGAGACAGGGATGGCAGGGGATGTGATGTTTGAACTGGGACGAAATCCTGGAAAAGTTGCCTCATTAACAACACTTGCTTACATCAATCCCTCTCTCGCTGAAGAAGAAATGAAGAAGCTTGCTAACTCAATTAAAGTTAATCAAGAAGCTTCTCAAGCACCCGATGTTGCAGAACCATTAAGCCAAGTCAGACCTTCAACGGTTGGCAAAGATAATGGCTCTAATCAGGTGAAAGATTTGCGAAGGAAACCGTGGGCGCGAGCCTGATTAGTTAAAGTCGTTATCTCCAATAAAAAACGGATTTTTTAATTTGGAGAAATGGACATGGCTTTACCTACTAATGTGTTGCAACAGGTACAAACGTATCAACGTTCTAACCTTGCATTGCTTGAGAACTTGAATTGCTTCATGAATATTTGCAATTCACGTTTTAAAGATTTTGAAAAGATAACAGCGAATCTTGGATCGGTTGTTACCTTTGATCTTCCTCCAAGATTTACTACCGCTCAAGGTTTGGTTGCTTCATTTCAACCTTCCGTACAGCGCGTATTGTCACTCACTTGCGATCAGGCAACCAATACATCTTATGCGTTCACCGCGCAAGAACGTATCTTCAACGTTGAAAAAGATACTGAATCTTACATGGAAATGTTTGGACGTTCTGCTGTTGCAGAAATGGGTGCAAACATTGAAGCCAATCTTGCATTGAACTCTAACTCACACGTTCCTGTTAATACCATTGTGAATGGTCAGACAGTTCCAACGGGTGCATTACATACAGAGTCAGGCCCATTCCGTTTCTTTGGTGATGGCGTAACTCCAATCAATTCATTCCAGCAATTAGCACAGATGGTAGCAAACTTTAAAAACTTTGGTAGCGTTACACAAGGTATTAAGATTGTTCTTCCAGATGTTTATGTTCCACCTATCGTTGGTACTGGCTTAAACCAGTTTGCTCCAAAACGTAACGACAACATGGCAATGTCATGGGAAGTTGGTGAGTTTGGAACTCCCCCAGTTATGTACTACCAGTCCAACTTATTACCTACCCACACTGCAGGTAACGTTGGTATCAATGGTACTACACTGACTGTTACTTCAACCAATGATCCAACAGGCGCAAACATCACACAGATTACTTTCAGTGGTGCTGGTGTTAGTGATGCTAGTGCAATTAAATCTGGTGACTTATTGCAGTTCCAAGATAACGTATCTGGTAGACCAAACATGCGTTACTTAACTTTCATTGGTCACATTGTTTCAAATCAACCAGTGCAATTTCGCGCAACAGCTGATGCGGCATCTGATGGTGGTGGTAACGTTACCATTAGCATTACTCCTGCATTAGTTGCAGTAGCTGGCGGAAATCAAAACATCAACAACAACATTGTTGCTGGTATGCAAGTTAAAGCATTGCCAAGTCATAAATGTGGATTGGTAATTGGTGGTGATGCTCTCTATCTCGCTATGCCAAGATTGCCTGACCAATATCCATACCCAACTGCATCTGAATATGATCCTGATAGCGGCGTGTCTATGCGTATGACTTATGGTTCTCTCTTTGGTCAAAACCAAATGGGTATGATTCATGACTCAACATGGGGTTCGGTACTTGTACCTGAATACTCTATGCGTATCGCGTTCCCTGCTTAATGGATGAGGGGGAGAAATCCCCCTTTGACTTAACGAATTTTAAGGATGAATACTTATGTCTCAATTAGACCCAATTGTTAATCAACCTGCTCTTTATATAAATGGGTTGTTACTTTCAAATGATGCTACTACGCCTAATACTAAATTAGATGTAGCTGCTGGTGTATGTCGTGATTCAAATAACTTGATTGATATCAATCTTGGTAACTATTTAGGTTTATCAGGAATTGGTACAGCTAACTCTGCAACTGTCATCAATTTTGGTGTCAACGGTGCAAATGGTTTGGATACTGGATCAATTGCAGCAAGCACATTCTATTATGTCTTTGCAATTGCAGATTCTTCAAATAAAAATGTTCCTGCAGCAATAGCATCATTAAGTTCAACAGCTCCAACATTACCATTTGGATATGATTCGATTCGTTTAATTGGTTGCTGCTTAACTGATGGATCGTCACATATTCTTGCATATTACACATCAGGATCAAATTCCAATCGTTACTTCCAATGGGATGCTCCTATTGCAGTAACTGTAACTGCATCTGGTACATCTGCAACTTATTCAGCAATGGATTTCTCAACTGGTGTTCCAGCGCATAATTATGGTCGTATTTGGTTTTATTACAAATGGACAAACAATGCTGCTGCAGATCAATTGAAATTCCAGCCAGCAGGTGCAACAGGCGACTTTGTTGCTATCAATGGTATCGTCGCTGGTGTAGCTCAGGAAGATCAACTTTCAATATTACCTTTGACTGTTTCTTCAGTTCCTAAAGTTAGTTACAAAACCAGTGCTGGTACTTTAAATAATATTTGGGTTCAGGCATTTGATATGGTGTTGTAAAGGATATGCTTAATGTCTTATACCGTTACGCAACTCATCAATCGCGCTTACTATCTTTCACAGGTAGTAAGCCGCGAACTTGAAACAGTCTCTGGGCAACAGTTAACTGATGCTTTGGATTGGCTGAATGCTTTATTGAATTTGAAGTCTGCTAATTCAAGATTAATTCCTTATTACACACTTTATGAATTTGATGCTGTACCACAGCAAGAAGAATATTTTGTTCCTAATTTAATTAATCCTGAAACGTTAACATTTAATATTGGCCCTGTTAGATATTCAATGCAACCAGTATCACGCAGACCATATCAAGGCGCTGGACGTGTAGATAATGTTTACTCTCTTCCATTCAATTGGCACGCAGAAAGATGTTTAGGCGGATCAAATATATTTTTATATTTTATTCCTGATACAAATTATCCTCTTAAGTTATGGGGAAAATTTGGATTTGCAAATGTTACTTTGAATCAAGATTTATTAACTCTTTACGATGAATATTACATCGACTATTTACGCTATCGTTTAGCAATGCGTATATGTTCAGAGTTCGGTATTCCCATGCAGCCTCAAGCTGCTCAAGAACTCGAAGAGTTAGAAGAAGCCATGAAGGATGTTAGCCCTCCAGATATGACAATTACTAAATGGTCAAGTCTGCAAGCTGGTCAAGGAATAAACTGGGGTGATATCAATATTGGCAGGGGCTGGCGGCCAGGCAATTGATTTTATTGATAATATTTTTCAAATATTGTTTCACGTAGAACTTTTTAGAGGAAATAATGAAGGGACGCTCTCCTAACTTTACACAAATTCCCCTCGATATTGTTGGCTCAACTAAATTTGGAAGATATCCAAAAATTAGTGTTGAGCAAACATATAATATGATTATTTCTGATGGCTTTCTTGTGCCTGCAGCGGGATATCAAATCGTATCTGAATTAGCAAGACATGCTGAAGGAAGAGCGATATTTACAAGCACTCGTTACAATCACATGATTGCAGTAATCGGTAATAAAGTTTATGCGATTACAAATAATTTATTTATTTCTGAAGTAGGAAGTATTAGTTCATTTAATGGTGATGTTTATATTGATGAGAATAATGCAAATCAAATTGCTATTTGTGATCAATCAAGTATTTATATTTACAATTGGTTAACAGGTGCATTCACCAAAGCAACATTGCCAGCTAATGCAAGTGATGGATCAGCGTTTGTTCCTGGGTACATTACTTATCAAGATGGAAGATTTATCGCTGCAAGTATTGGCAAACCAATTTGGAGATTATCTGATGTTGGAAATGGATTGTCATGGCCAGCTGATGCTCAGCATGAAGGAACATTTCAAACTAAACCAGATAACGTAGTTGCAACTCAACGCGTTCCAGGTGGCGGAAATCTTTTATATGTATTTGGATCAACCGTTACTGAAATTTGGCAAGACGTTGGCTTTCAATTATTTCCATATCAAAGAAACTCTTCCGTCAATATAGATTATGGTTGTTTGAACCCAGCAACAATTGCTTACAATGATACTATTGTTGTGTGGCTTGCTGCGAATGAAAAGTCTGGCCCAATGATTGCTTATAGTACTGGCGGCTCAATCAAAAAAATATCAACTGATGGTATAGATTTTAAATTCACTAAATTAAAAAATCCTGCTAACTCATATGGATTTTTATTTAGACAAGATGGTCATCTTCTTTATCAAATTACTTTTCCTGATGACAACTTAACTTATGTTTATGATTTCAATACTCAGATGTTCTTTACTCTGACTGATGACTCAATGGGTTATCATATTGCTAAGCGTATCGCATTCTTTAATGACGATTATTATTTTGTATCATTCAAGGATGGAAATATTTATAACTACAGCACTTCATTCAGTACCTACAATGGCAAAGAGATACCTCGCATAAGAATATGCAAACCTATCAGACTTCCTGATGAATTTATAGTGGCTTTCCAGACGGCGCTTACATTGTATCACCTCTTCAAGCAGAAAATGGTGAAACATTAATGACGGAAGATGATCAAGATATATTGGTATCTGTTTTATTCAATGAAGTTACAGCATTACCTCAAACAGTTGCATTGTCATTATCTAAAAATGGTGGAATGAGTTTTGGCAATGAATGGATGAAAGATTTAAATACTCAAGGTAATTTCAGAAACAGATTAATTTATTGGGGATTAGGATCAGCGAATGAAGTTATTCCAAGATTCCAATTTCAAGGATTAAGTCGCTTTGTCGCAACAGATGGCATAGTGAGTATTTATCAATGAACGTACCAAACTTTCAAAACATACAAGTTGTTGGTAAAGGTGGATTTTTTACTGATGAATGGCAAAACATGCTTCAGCAATTAATTACGCAGATGCAGAATAATTTGTCAGACGAAGGATTTCATATACCACAACAAACAGCTGCTAATATAGCAACATTGCAAACACAATTTGCAGCATCTCCTGATCCGAGTGCGTATTTTGGTGTTATGTTGTATGATACAGATAATGATTTACTTAAAGTAAATATAGCAGGGACGTTTAAAACAGTTACCACTTCGTAGTCTAAGGATGGACTTATGAATGATTTATCAAAGTTTGGTGCAGCGTCTGCATTAGGTGGTTTAGGTGCAGGATTAGGAAGTTTCTTGGGTGGCGATCCCTATAAAGCTGCTAGGAAATATTACGATCAAATTCCAGGTGCAACGCGTGGAAATTATGATCCCTATATCAATGCAGGGCGCGGCGCATTAGATACTCTTCAAGGTCAGTATGGCCAGCTCATTGGTAATCTTCCAGGATTGCAAGGCCAATACAATCAATTGATGCAAGACCCAGGTTCTGTGTTTAATAAAATCGGTGGTGGTTATCAACAATCGCCTGGCTATCAGTTTGCTCTCGATCAAGCTATGGGTGCTGGTAAGAATGCAGCTGCAGCGGGTGGGATGGCTGGCTCTCCACAACATCAACAACAAGCTATGCAGACAGCAACAGGTTTAGCAAATCAAGATTATTATAATTACATGCAGAATGCTTTGGGCTTATATGGACAAGGATTGCAAGGCGCTGGCAATTTATATGGCATGGGATTGCAAGGTTATCAGGGATTGAATCAGATGGGCTTCAATGCATCAGATCAAATGTCCAGAATCATAGCTGATGCTCTATCTCAGCAAGGCAATATGGCATATGCAGGACAGAATGCTCGTAATCAATCAATTGGTAATACTCTTGGTGGGCTTGGTTCATTAGCTGGATTTTTAGCATTATAGGTGAATTATGACTTGGGGACTTCAGCAAACAGATTATGCATCAATGCCAGTGCCGGAATTAAATCCATTTAATACTGCATTGAAGAGTGGGTTAAGCACATATCAAAATATGGTAAATGCTAAATATGCTCCTCTTAAAGCTAAGGCTCAAGCAGCATCCCAATTAGCTTATGCCAATTTAATGGGGCCACAATTTATTGCTAAAGCAATGGGTAATAAAGATATTCTAGCTAATCTTACTGATGATGAGAAAAGAAAAGCATTGGGACTTATTTATCAAGCTGGCACTGGACAAAGTGCTGCAAATCAAATTTTAAATCCTACCCAAAATCCAGCACAACCTTCAACTGAATCTAATGAAGAGCCTGGTGCATTACAAAATTTAATAAATTGGCTTACTGGAAAACAAGGCCCATCAAACAAGATGACACCTGAAACTGCTCCGCAAGTAGGACAGGGTTCATCTGATATGTCTATGCAAAATTATTTACAAAATAATCCACAGGCACGTGATGAGCTTAGTCAAACTGGACAAACTGTTGTTACACAACCAAATATTCCTGCACAACCTGTTGTGTCTCCATCAAGTCAAAAAACTGGTAAGCCTACTTGGGCAGAAACTACTGCAGCGCATGAAGGTACAATTGAAGAAGGAAAGACAGCTGGTAAACATAGAGCAGATGATATTCAAAAATTTGGTGATGAGTATGAAGCTGCTATTACTGTTGAAGTTCCATTAAAGCAATTAATAGATACAGCAAATTCGCCTGTGTTTAAAAACATGCGATCGAAAATTCCATTTTTCCAAGATAAACAATTAAGTTATTTAGCAAAGCAAGGAACTCCAGAAGAACAAAAAGCTATTGGTAACTTTATTACATCTTCTCAAGAAATTGTCAGAGATACAGTTAATTCATTTAAAGGCCAAAGAATGAAAGGTGAATTGACTATTGCTCAGAACATGAAGGTTAGTGATAACGATACCTGGAATGTCATGATGGGTAAATTAGAAGCTGCAATGTTATATAAAGAAATGCATAAACAACGTGCATCGATTGCTCCAAAATATATGAAAGCATTTCATATTGATAAACAAGCAGCATTGGAAATGGCTGACAAAGATATTGATGGAAATAAGATAAGATCAAATATAGATAGGATGATTAATCCAGTTCCAACAGATGCTGATATAAAATTTATGGCTCAAAAATATAAAAGATCAGAAGATGAAATAAAAAATGAACTTAGAACAAGAGGGATTTTAAAATGAGCGGTGGGCGTGATTTTTTAAATCTTGATGAACAATCAAATGATCAGCCA